ACAACATATCACACACGAACCGCGTGTAGTCTGTCGGAACGATAATATCGTCACCGTAGACACGCACCTTCCCACGCAGGGACATAATGTCCTTGCGAGTTAGTTTGGTGTTCTGCGCCTTCTCAATCCCAAGGAGAACAATGGTCAGAAAGACCATCGCTTCGAAGGGAAAACAGAGGGCGGAGCCCATACTCGCGAACTTGGTCAGAGGAATCACTCCATGACCAGGCACAAGTGCAGTTCGTGATCTGCATGCATCCACACCCTCCCGAAGGTGGGGGTGGTTGCGGAGCAGTTCACGAACAAGCACATTTGAGACGCGGTCACTCGCATCACTCAGATCGAGTGTTGCAAGTTCCCCGGAAATCGACCCTAAACGGGCCATTCGCCTATTAGGCTCCTGGTCCGTAAAGTCGATGAATGGACGAAGAAGATCATCGTCCAAAACACCGGTCTTGAACTCACGCCAAAGAGCCTGCTGCATGAACATCATGTAGCTAGGCTCCTCAGCAATGATTCGAGGCTTCTCAAGCGTCTTAGGAACGTGTGTAACCTTTACAGGTTGCTCATATCCGGGCTCAAGCAAGAGAGCACTATCCACGTGCTGGTGGAATCGTAAGTTTGGCACGAGATACTCCGAAGACGGAAATACTCGATCCAAACGCGCGGTCCACTCAAGCGCATCGTATTTGGCATTTCCGCCAACACGGTTTGCTGTTGCACCTGGGCCATGACTCGGTAGAAGTCCGTAGTAAGCGACTTCATGGTCTGCTCGAGAGAAAAGACGAGCAAACAGAATACGCCCAACGCGGCCAAAATCAGCCACCATCTCCTCAGAAAGGAGAGAGTCGGACGCCTCAACTTGCTTATCGACCTCAACGTACCTTGCGTACGCCGCTGCAACGCGGCGAGGCGAGCACTCAAGTTCAACCTTCTTAGCCAAGTAGCAAAGCTGCCTGACTGCGAAAATCGAATGAGTGCAGACCTCATTGAGGAGAACACCGCTTTCAGCGTCGAAGATGTTCTCAAGGAAACCCCTTAGAAATAGGGGGAGACCTCCTCGAAACCGGAAACCGGTCATCGAGTTAGGAGACAGGAAGCCTTGGTCAAGCGCTTTTTCAAACGCTTTTCCA